ACGCTATATTAAACTCATTTATTATTATTGAGACAGATAGTGGGTCTCAGGTGGCTTTTTATTTAAAAAATATGCACCTTGATTGGGTTGTTTGTTTAGGAATATTGTAGTGGAAGAAATAAGTACAGATAAGATTTTATTTCATTCACAAGTGCTTACCGATCTTCATAGTAAGTTTGTACCTCACAAAGGACAGATTCCTATAGGTAAAGCTATATTCATTGATAACAAAAAAAGAATCTTTATTGAATGTGGTCGTAAGTTTGGCAAGACCGAAATAGTTTTATATTGCCTGTATAGATGGGCGATGTTGTATCCGAATTCGTATTGCTATTACATAGCACCGTACAAGGATCAGATAAAAGACCTTGTATGGGCGAATGGTCGTTTGCCTTATTTTTTACCCGAGAACTTAATGAAGAAATATGGGATTACTATAAATAACTCAGATTTCAGGGTTATGTTTGGTAACGGATCATTTATTAGATGTGATGGGGCGGATAATTATGAAAAAGGTAGAGGGTACTCAGCAACAGGTCTTTGCGTTTACGATGAGTTTAAAGATCATAACCCGAAATTTCACGAGGGTTTTGAACCTAACCTTGCGATTACCGATGCTCCGCTCATCTTCATTGGAACTCCTCCGTCTTCGGATGAGCAAGGATTCGATCGCTGGATCTCTGTTGCAGATGAAGTTGAATCTTCAGATATTGGGTTTTACATTAACCGCCCGTCTATGACCAATCCACACGTATCAAAGGAATATTTTGTACGGAAAGAAAAAGAACTAAGACTAATTGGAGAGTATTGGAGATTTCAAAAGGAATATCTTGCTCAAAGAGTCCGTGGCTCTGGTAGGTCAATATTTCCTATGCTTGATTCAAAAAAGCATACAACTGTACACCAAAATATAACAAATATGATTGGTATGACTCCAAAACATTTTGATTATTTTGCAGCGTTTGACCCAGGTTCAGCTAAGTGTTTTGCCGTGGTCTTTGGTTGTGTTAATAGATATAGCAAACAAATGTTTATATTAGACGAGATATATGCGACTAAAATGGAAGATGCTAGGGTAAATGCCATAGTCCCATTAGCTATGGAGAAAATGAGAGCGATTTATCCTATATTAGACGAGTGGCACTGTGTTTATGACTATGCAGCTACTTGGTTTATGAACGAAGTGCAAGCTCAATATTCAGAAGATATTAACGTATTTCCGTGTCAAAAAGACTTGAAGAATAAGGAAACTAAGCTATCCTTAATTAAAGATATGTTGGTGAAAGGATTTCTCATCTTATCAGATAAATGCAAAAAATTGTATTGGGAAATGGAAAAGTATTCCACGGATGAAAACGGAAGGATTCCAAAAGAAGATGACCATGCCATTGATGCTTTAAGGTATTTACTTAATGCGGCTAATTATCATCAAGTACCAGCAGATGCACCATTGCCAGAACAAGAAATTTATAAAGATATTAGAGCATTTAGATTAGATAATGACCCGACACTTAAGGAGGATGATATTTATGGAGACGTTAATACTGACCTTTTCCACAATTAGTTTTTTAGTTAGTTTGCCAGCATTGGTTGTTTCGCTTTATACTTTAGTTGAGCTAAAGGCGATGAAAAAAAGTACACACAAGGTAGAATATATGCCTGTTCCTGTACCTGATTTTACACCAAAGCAAGATAAAGAGTTTAAAGAGACGTTGAATCAAGATTTTATGGATTCATTTGTCGTATAGGAGTTTAAATGAGAACGTATTTAGATCTATTCGGTGAAAACTATGATATGTACGAAGAACATGAGAATAAACATCAGTTCTTCACCGTTGCAAACAAAGGTTACGACGATAAACTACAATGGTTAACGTCAGATATTAAAAACAAATTTAACACATCTACATCTCGCATTGAGATGTATAGGAAGTATGAAGCATTATTTAAAGGTGTTCATTACAAGTCTATGGATTACAGACGTAACGAAAATGATGATTCATACTCTGGTACAAAGCAACCAAGAATGGCAGTTAACTTTTGTAACGAGATGGTTGAAGCTAAAGTATCTCAAAGATCAAGAAGCAAGCCAGCTATTGCTGTATTGCCTAACAATGATGAGATTGATGATATCAATAACGCTAAAACTGTAAAAATGTTATTGGATAACAGAGCACAAGAAATTGATCTTGAAAAAATCTTTGCAGATGGCGATAGAATGAATTTTCTTAGAGGAGAGTCATTTACTTTTGTTACTTGGGATAAAGATGCAGGTCAAGTTCATCCTGAATACAACAAAGTTATCGGAATGGGGCAAAAAGTTCCTATGCTTGATAAAGATGGGAAACCTACAGGTGAATTTCACGAAATGCCGATTATGGTTGGTGATGTAAAGGTTGAGGTTTTAGGACCGGAAAGAGTGTTTCCTGAGCAAAATAAAACTAAATGGGATGATGTAAATCATATTACTGTCATGGATTGGATGCATATTGATGAACTAAAAGCATTGTATCCAGAACACGCAGATCAGATTAAAGAAACAGATGATTTCTTTTTCTATGATGCCTCTGACTATGGGATTAAAAAACGCAAGAATCACGTTGCTGTATTTACTTTTTTTCACAAGAAAACAAAGTTTATGCCAGAAGGGGCGATGATTAAGCATATTCAAGATGTAATTCTTGAAGATGGACCGCTTCCATACTCTCATGGAAAACTTCCATGCGTATTTGATACTGATATTGATGTACCAGACGAACTACATGGTCGTCCATTCCTGGTAAATATTGCTCAATTGCAGAATTTACATAATATGATGATGGCAAGTATCGCTAGAAACATTGCTGTATCATCTATGCCTAAGTGGGTAATGCCAAAGGGTGCAGTTCATAGAGACAAATTAAACAATGAATACGGAATCATTGAATTTTCTGGTCCAGTAGCACCGCAATTAGTGACTTATTCAGCAATGAATAAAGATCTATATGAAATGCCTGATAAAATTGAGAGATATATTGAAAAAGGATCATCAGTTTACGGTATTTCTCGTGGTGAGCCACCTAAAGGGATCAAAGCAGCAGTTGCTCTACAGTTTTTAGATGAACAAGAACTACAAAGAGAGTCAAGGGGTATGGCTAAACGTCAAAGACGTATTTTAGATACATACAAAATGATGATCTCTGTTATGGGTGACTATTATAAGCCAGAAGATGGTCGAATGATCCGTATTTTGGGCACTGACAACTCATATTTAATGAAGTCATTTGAAAAAGCTAATTTTAATTGTGCTTATGACGTAAGGTTACTTAATTCATCTGCACTTCCTGACTCAAAAGCAGGTAAAATTTCAGCTATTCTTGATTTAAACACAGCAACTCAAGCTGATCCTATGTTTGGTAAAGAAGAAATATCTCAAATGCTAGATTTAGCCAATGATGATCGATTTAAGGATCGTGCATCTGTATCTGTAAAGGCTGCTGAAACTGTTGTATGGAACATTTTAAACAGACTTCCAGTGCAAGAGCCACAAGAATGGGATGACTTTATTGTAATGTACCCTATTGTTCTTAAGTCGCTTCAAGAGCGTACATACAAAGAAACAGAACAAGACATTGTTCAAGGATTAAAGCAGTACCTAATGGTAATGGAAGGATTGATGTACAATAAATCATTAAAGTCTTCTGTATTTGCTATGCAATTACAAAGATTTTATATGTTCCCTGTATTATTTACAATCCCAGAAATTCCACCAATGGGAATGGGTATGCCAATGGCACAACCACAACAAGCACCTGCTCAAGGGGCGAATACACAGGCAGTAGCACAATCAATGGTTAAAAATCAAGGAGCACAATAATGAGCGTAGCACAAGTTATGGAAACAATGGCAACACAAGATGCAACTGAATCAATGGGTGCATCAGTAGGAAATACAGGACAACCATCTGGTTCATCTAGCACAGGGAAACCTATCGTATCAGGAATCGATGATATTTTTAATCTTTATGACCCATCAAACGAAGAGTCTGAAGCTGATAAAAATGGAATTGAATTTAAAGAAGATGATAAAAAAATTCCTGATGAATTAAATAATGAAAAACCTAAAGATGAAAAGAAAGACGAGCCAAAAGAAGAAGAGAAAAAAGAAGAAGGAAAAAAACCAGAAGTAGAGGCTAAAGAAGAGTCTAAACAATCTAATCTCCCAGAAAAAGTTAAAGTCAAAGTAAATGGTAATGAAATTGAAGTTCCATTGCAAGACGTTATTAATTCATACTCAGGGCAACAAGAAATTCAAAGAAGATTTACTGAGTTTGATAAGCAAAAAAAGACATGGGAAAAAGAGTCGGCTCAAGATAAAGAATTTAGTCAGTATGTAAAAACTGAAATTGGTGACCTAAGAAATTCATTTGAATCTATTATTGGTCAATACCAAAAACATGGATTCATCGATAAAAATCCATTAGAAGCCATAAATCAACTACTTGACAAAATGGGAATAAATAGTAATATGTATGAGAGAGCTGTATTTGAGCATCAACTACCAGAATACGCCAAGTTTTTTAACATGACGGATATTGAGAGAGATGCTTATTTCACTCGAAAGGAAAACGATTACTTACGAAGAAAAGAGCAGGGCTTCACTGAACGAGATCAGCAAGTTAAACTCCGAGAGGAGAAACAGCGTCAAGATTTCGAACTCATAAAGAGTGCTGGCTTGGATGAAGTGGGTTATCAATCACTTTCGAATGAATTGCTTGAAGCAGGTCATAAGGATTTGACTGCTGATAAAGTTGTTGAGTATGCCAAGCAAAAACCAACACTTGAAAAAGTAGTTAAGGTATTTCAAGAGATTGGAGTTGATCCTACCCAGGATGGAAGGGCTAAAACAGTTTTCCAATTGTTCACAGACTTTCCAGATACAACAATCGATGAAGTATTAGATCATTTAGACCCGAATCGGGCAGCAATCAAATCAGCTAAGGTTCTTCAGGAAAAACAACCTAAGAACTACAAGGTTCCACCTCAAACCGATGAAGATGAGGAATTAACAGACTTATTGTCATATTTTAGGAGATAAAAAATGAGTTCATTTAGTTTAGTCACGGCTACAAACGTATTTAAAAGAAAATTTTGGAAAATGTCAGATGCAGTATTCAACGCATCTAACGTAACATGGTCACGAATCAACAAAAACAGCGATTTCGTAGGTAAAGATATGTTCGTATCTAACCCACTATCGTTCTCTGGTGGTGTTGGTTCTGGTGCTCTACCTACAGCTAACGTAGGGAAGTATGAAGGATCTATCATCAACGCAAAAAGAGTTTACGCTGTTGCTCAAGTAGAAAGAGAAGCTATTAAAGCTTCTGAGTCTTCTGAAGGTGCTTTCGTAAAAGCTATGCAAGAAACAGTTAAGAAAACTCTTGAGTCATTCATGAGAAACTGTTCTCGCCAACTTTTTGCTGATGGTTCTGGTGTTCTTGCTAAAGGTGCTGGAGCTTCAGCTTCAGCTGCTGTTTCTGGTGCTGGTACATCTGGTTCACCTTATGTAATCACTTTAACTTCATCTACTTTCTTTGATGCTAACCTTGAAGAAAGAGATTTAGTTCAAATTGGTACAGGCGCTGCTTCTGATAACTCAGGTGCTGCAATGGAAGCTACTTATCTTGAAATCGTAGCAGTTGATGTTAATGCTTTCACTGTATCACTTGTTGGTACATCTGCAAGACTTGCTGCTCTAGTTGCTGGTACAGCAAAATTTGCTACAACTGATATTATCGTTATGCAGAACTCTTACCAAAATGACCTTACAGGTCTTCGTGGTATTTCTAACCTTTCTCTTGCTGGTTCAGGTACTCTTTACAATGTACCTATTCAAAGAAGATGGTCAATGGTTGTTAAGGATAACTCTGCTGCTGCAATCTCTGTTGATCTAATCAACCAACAAATGCTTCAAATCGAAAGAGTTTCAGGTAAAGTACCTAACTTGATTGTTTGTGGATTCAAGCAATTCCAAAAATTACTTGCTCTACATGAAAACCAAAAGCGTTACAACCTATCTCCAAAAGATAGCAAGTATGCTGGTCAATTCTCATTCGATGGTCTTCAATTCATGTCAACTGCTGGTATCGTACCTGTTGTTTATGACCGTTTTGTTAAAGATGACGAAATTTGGTTACTAAACGATAACTACATCACAATCACTATGCGCCCAGGTGGAGCACAGTGGTTCGAAGAAGACGGTACTGTATTCCTAAGAGATACAGGGTCTGATAGCTATTCAGCGCGTTACGGATTGTATGGAGAAATTTATATTATCCCTACATTCCATGGACATATTAAAAATCTTGCTGTTTAATCAACAAGTTAACTGGGAGTCTTCGGACTCCCTTTTTTTATGAAAAAGACTAAATTTTCTAATAAATGCTCTGACTATATAGCTAACTTTGGTGGATCTTGGAGATTTATAATCTCGGCTGCCATATTTCTAGCTATCTGGATGATTTTTAATCTAAAGTCAACAAAACCGTTTGACCCACCACCATTTATAGGATTAAACTTAATATTATCTTGTGTAGCTGCTTTTCAAGCACCATTTATCCTCATGAGCCAGAATAGGCAATCAGAAAAGGATAGAAAACGAGATATTAAAGATCTAAATATTGATATTGAAACCAATATTAAGATTAAAGAAATAGAGAAAAAAATTGATGTTATTTTAAAGAAAATTGACTAAAATAAATATACATCACTAAGACGACCAAGGAGGATCAGAGGATGGGAACAGGAATTAAGGGTTTTAAATCCCAAAAAATGCTCAAAAGCAAATTAAAAGGTTACACAGACGATCAATCGATCGATCCAGAACGCTATGTAACAATTCAAGAAATTCCAGGTGACAGATATGCAGCAGATGTAATGATCCATGGTGCATATAAAGTTAATTTACTTGGTGTTTTAACTGTTGCTGCAGGTTCAAACGTAAGAGTAATTAAGTGTACAGCCCATGGCGCTCAAAAAGGTGACTTCGTTAAATTTGTTAGCGACGCTACAGAGGTGCAAGTTCTATCTGCACCTGATGCTAATACAATTATTCTAGCTACAGAATTATCATTTGATCCAACAGGGCTAACATTTGATGTATTAAGAGGTGTTACGCCATCTTATAATAAAGATGGATCAATGAACGTATTGTCAGCTCAAGGACCGGTTCAATATCGTGATGCAAGCACAGGTCTTCCACAGGAAACAACTTTAGACCCATCTACACCTTCTAGCAATAGACCACTACCAACCGGTCTAATGATCAAAAAAGACGATGGTAATTATTATCCAGTTACTTTAGATACAACTAACCCATACGCACACACACCTATTCCAGTAGCTATTACGGACGTTACAGGAACTGCCAATGTAAACATTACAGCAGGTGATGTAAACGTATCTATTAAGCATAATGGAGCCGATCCTTCATCGGTTAGAATTGGTGATGGAACAAATTTAGCCGCAGTAACAGCTGCAAATGAATTAAAAGTAAGTAACCCAGTTTTAAACGTGGATACTGCTTCTTCTGGAACAATTACAGGATCTTCATCGGTACAAATTACAACTACAAACTATGGTTGCGTTGCATTTACTGTTGCTGGTACATGGACTGGAACTATTACAGTTGAATTATCTCAAGATAACTCAACTTGGTATACAACAAGCTATGTTTCTCTTGCTTCAGGTAACGTATCAAGCACATTTACAGCAAATACATCTGGTCAGGTGAATGTCGTAGGATATGCTTACTTTAGACTTAAGGGTGCAACGGTTGCAACTGGAACTGCCATAATAAACATTATTGCAAGTAATAAGGTTGGTACCGTTAATATGGATCACCCATTACCGGCTGGTTCAAACAACATTGGTAATATTAATAATATAACCGGTACAGTTTCTCTTCCGACTGGGGCGGCAACTTCGGCGTTACAGACAACCGGAAACAACTCATTGTCATCGATTGATACAAAAATACCTGGTTTAGGTCAAGCCTTAATGGCTGCCTCAATCCCAGTTGTAATTGCGTCTAATCAATCTGCTATTCCTGTTACTGGAACTTTTTATCAAGCTACTCAACCTATAAGTGGAACTGTTGCAGTATCAAATTTTCCTACAACTGTAGACACAAATACAGGTGCAGCTACTGCAAATACTATTAGAAATGTTTTAGCTACAAGACACGAAACAAACACAACTCCATTGGCTCTTAGAGAGTCTGATGGAACAAACTGGCTATCATCTATTGCACTAGCAGCGGCTCAGTTAACTAGCGGTGCTTTAACTGCTATTAGAATGGGTGCTTGTATTGTTATGGGATGGGATGGAACAACTCATAGAGAATTAGCTGTAGGAACAGACGGATCACTTAAAACATCTGAAACAATTTCATCTGGTACAATTAGTACAGCTCAAAAAACAGTAGGATTAACTGCTGTAAGAGCAACAGTATCGGGATCAGCTCCAAGTTCAACAAGAAAGAAGCTATGGATTAAACCATCTAAGAATAATTTAGGGGCTATTTATATTGGTAGCTCATCTGCTACTATTTCTACAGCCATGGAAATCATTGGACCTGATAGATGGGAAGTTATTAACGACGCAAACGACTACTATTTAATTTCTGACACGGCTGGACAAGTTGTGGAAGTTTTGGAGATTGTATAATGAGAAAATTAATTGCATTATTAACTATTTTTAGCTTAAACACCTATGCAGCAGCGCCAACAGGGGTTGGGGGCGAGCAGGGTGCGTTAAGTTATACAAATAATTTAAAAGCACCTAACTACCAAGTAACAGCATTAGGTGGTGTTAACTCAAGAGTAGAAACAGGTAATACAAACCTTTTAATGAATCCTAGTTTTGAGCATCCAACAGTAGCAACTGGCTGGACTGTTACAAACGCTACAGGGTCAGACGACGTCACAAACCAAGTAGAAGGTAAAAAAGCTATTTCGCTTGCTGTATCAGGGGCTATGACTTTCGGACAAGATTCTACTGTTAACGCTGCAAACTTAGCAGGTCTACAAGGTGTCGCATCGGTAAAGATTAAGGCAACAGGAACAACTGGCTTAAAAGTATGTCCAAGAAACGCTGGTGCTGCTATAACAAATCTTTGTGTTAACGTAACAGCAGATAACACATGGAAACATATCTCAATTCCTTTTATCCTAGGTATAACATCTAACGGTATTGGTATTGCGACTACTGCTACAGGTGGAACAGTAATCGTTGATGATGCTTTTGTTGGAACATCGGCACCTTTTCAAGATGTGAGTGGTGCGAGGTTAGTTGGAACTGTAACGTACAATAACTGTGGCGCATCTTGGACAACAACATCAACATCTTATACAGCATTTACAGCTCAAACCTGTACTCCGGTATCAACTGGATCTGCTTTAAATAACGGAGTGGCTGGATCGTACACACCTTCTATAAGTTTTTCTTCTTTGCCTGCTGGTGATTACAGATTAGAACTAGAAGGATATATAGGATCGAGTGGAACATCTGACAACGCACTTTTTCAATTTTGGGATGGTGCAAACACAGCAAGAGAGCAAAGTTCTTGGAACGGATCTGGTGGTGCAACTGTACAAACAAACGGATTATCTCAAACTATTTCTTATTCAACGGCTCAATCAAACGTAACTTTTTCAATTAGAGCAAAGGTAACTGGAACATCTACTGCAACAATTATTGGAACTTCTGCATTTCCTTCAGTTATCAAAGTCTGGTACTTCCCCCCTGCTACAAAGATTTATTCGCAAGCTAGTCAGGATGTTTCTTATCAGGCTTGTACCTTTTCAACCCTTGCATGGAATGGGCTTGGAACTGTAACAAACAACTTACTATGTGCAAGAAAAGGTGACAATTTATTGATAAAAGGTAAATTTACAACTGGAACAGTAACTGCTACAACAACAGCAATTCCGTTGCCTACAAATTTTGGATCTATTGCAATAAACAGCTCAATTTCATCGAATCAAATTGTAGGAAATGGGCAAAGAGAAGTTGGTAGTGCAGGTATTTATTACAACTTTTTAGCCTCTCCGGGCGGAACAACGCTAGCTGTTTCTCCTAGTGTTATTAACTCAACAAACAATCCGATTACAAATGCAAGCGGTTCAACAACTTTTGCATCAACAGAAATACAAAATATACTTGAAATCAAAATTCCCATTCAAGGCTGGCAAGACTACGGCGTTATCGTCGGCTCTTTCGCTGGTATTGAAAAGTGTGCGAATGATTATGAGTGTACGGATACGTTTTCGGCTCAGATTTCAAGCACTGGTGTAGTTTCTAATGAGAATTTAGATTGGATTAACGGAAACTGTACAGTTGCAACAAACATTTTTACTTGTGTTTATAATACAAATTTAAAAGATGGGATAAGTCCATTATCTTCACAGTTAAATTGTTCAGTTACTACAAACAACCCATCAGCTGTCGTTGCAGAGATTAGGTCTGGTACAAGTACAACTCAATTTCAATATGAAACTTATGTTTCTACAAGTGGTGGAGCTAGTGCTCAACCAGCACACATCAAATGCCAAAAAGGCTCACAAGACTATAAAGCCAAGACTGGAAAGATTGCTTCATCTAATGGCGTACCTACGGTGCCAGGGTTAACAGGTTCAAGTTCTGTGAGTGTTGATACGTTTAGTGTAAGTTATGGGGCAACAATTGTAACAAACTGTACAGTTTCTCCTTGTGCATATTTAGATCAAATTGGAACTATTGTTAACAGCATAACAAGAACATCTACGGGAACATATTCGTTAAACTTAGGTAAAACATATAGCAAATTAAAATGCTCTATAGTGGCTCAATCTAGCGGTGCTTATGGCTTTGTTTCACCTATGAGCTGCTCTAGTTGTTCTACTTTGTCCTTTACAACGGCAAACTATTTAAGTGCTGCACAGGATTCTTATGGAACTTTAATCTGCCAAGGTAGCTACTAAATGATCACTAGAGACGAAATACTTAAAGGGCAAGAAATACCTCCAGAATTTGAGGCAAATCTTGCCGTATTGCTCCAACGAGTAAATAAGTTTCGTCTTATGTATGGAAAACCTATGATTGTTACATCAGGATACAGAACAGTAGAACATAATAAATCAATTGGTGGGGCTAAATTGTCTCGCCATTGTGTTTGTATGGCGTGTGACTTTGCTGACTCTGATGGTGCTATAAAACAATGGGTAAAAGAAAACCCAGAAGTATTGGAAATATGTGATTTATATATGGAAGATCCAAAAGTTACGACTACATGGATTCACTTAGATACATTACCTAGAAAAACAAGGATATTTATACCATGATTGAATTAGCTATATTATATCGTACACTTAATCTATATGTTCATCACGCACATAATCTAACCAAGGGAGATACATTCTTTGAAGATCATTCATTTTTTGGCGATTTATATGCTACTGCTGATGATTATTATGACTCTATTATTGAAAGAATTATAGGCACAGATACGGACAATATTGATCTATGTGAAATCATTAAAGAGGCACATGGTTTACTAGAAAACTGCGGTGACAAGTATTTTGAGTCAACACTTGTTTTAATTGAGGAAATCATTAAACATATTGATTCTATTTCAAAAAATGGTAAAATTAGTGTCGGAACTCAGAATCTCATTCAGGGACAAGCTGACGCTTTAGAAACTGTCGTCTACAAACTTAAAAGGAAGATGAAGTGAAGAAACTTGGCGCTGAGGCAATATTAACTGTTATGATAGCACCACTTGTTGCCTGGTTCCTTTCATTTGTTGTTAGTTCCTATAAATCTCAAGCTGATGTTGAAAATGTAAAGGGTGATATACAAGAGATAAAACAAGACGTAAAATATATAAAGAATTATCTATTGGAGAAGAAATAATGGCAGAACAAAAGATAGCACCATCAGCTGCAGCATTAAAAGCATCATTAGATCCATATTCACCAGAAGATCAGTCAATTATTGATGATATTGTTTCTGAGCATGATAAAGATCTTGCTATGCAAGCTGGTAATAAAGAAATGGCTAAATCAGCTGCATCTTCAATGAGTGCAGGTGGATCACCTGGATCAACATTAACTGGTGCAGGTGTAACTGGTTTAATATCGGGTGCAAATCCATGGGCAGCAGGTGGGGCAGCGGCAGCTGGGCTTGCATTATCATTTTATGAACAAAAGAAACAAGCTAAAGCAGCTCACGAAAGAGAAGTTATAGAAGAGCAACAAAACAGAAAATCAGCTACTCAAAATGCGATCAATGGCGCAATAGCAGCAGCTAGATCATTAGGTGTATCATGAGAAGATTAGAACAGCTAATAGCTGAAGCTAAATTATCTACAAACACAAATGATATAAATTCTATATCAGGTGTGCTTTGTCAGTCATATATGACAAGAATACACTCATATCTTGAGGACCTATTATTTCTTGTTAATGACGAAAACGATTTATTTTTAAAAGACTATACTTTTAACCTTATTCGTGGACAAGATGAGTATGATCTTCCGATTGATATTTATGCTAAGTCATCTATTGATAACGTTGCTGTATCGTTCCTTAATGGACTTTCTCAAACTTTTCTTCCTTTGAAAAAAGTATCAAGAAAGCAACGTGGATTTACTTTTGGTTATTTTATACAAGAAAAACAAGTTGTATTTACACCAAAGCCACAATCTCCTCTTAACATTAAATTAACATATCAAAGAAAACTACCATCCCCATCATTAAGAATTGGAAAAATTGATACAATTGTTGGAAACATTATAAATATTGATCCAACTACTTATGTATCAGGTTTAACTGATTATTCTGACTTTGTTTGTTTTGTAGATAAAGATGGAAAAATATTAAATACATCTACAGATTTAGCGTTAAACACAACTTATGTTCCTATTTTTTTAAATGAGGATCTAACGGGCGCACTAAATGTGTCTGCTACGACAGGCGCTGTACCAGGTGCTTATGTTGTATCTGGAAAATATGCAAGTTCACATATGCAACTTCCTGATGAGTGCGAAAAATACCTTATTATGGCTTTAGAAAGAATGATTCAATACAGACAGTCATCTCCTGATATAAAAGTATCAGATTTATTCTCATCTGAAGAATTAGCTACAATTAAAGAAGTATTTGCAGATAACTCTTATGATGATGCAAAACCACCTGTAACGGAGTGGCAAGAATGGTTGCCTTAAAAGTATATTCACTTGGTGGATTAGATAAAAAATCAAATGATTTAACAAGAGCGCCAGATAAAGCATCTGATATGCTTAATATGGAATATGATACTCAATCAACTCTTAAAAAAAGAAATGGCTTTGAAGTATTTAGCTCTATCGCATCTGATGATTTAGTTTATTACAATTCAAAAGATGAGTTTTTATTATTTGAAAATAGTTCCGCAAATATAACGGTACTAAAAGGTAATGGAACATCATCAAGAACATTGGCATTACCATCTGGTATTAGTCCAATGACTGATATATCTATTTCATATTGCGAAAATCAAAATAACCTGTATTTTACCAATACGGATTACACTACCTATGTAATGAAATATGATGGCTCTAATTTATATAGAGCTGGGTTGCCTACACCAAGAAACAGCGCAACATCTAGTCAAGATAACTATTCAACTTTTACAAATCAAGCCGCAAATTCATACACAAGAATTTTTTATTCTTATAAAGATATAAATGGAAATGTAATATACTCTCCATATTATCAATACAGTGTAGGCGCTCAAAATACATCTGTATTAAGTATTAGCTCTTTTAAATATGATTCAAATTGTACAGAAAATGGTTTTTTTGATCGATATTGCTACAGAGTAGGAAATGCCTCAGTAACTATTTCATCAGGGTCAAGAACGTTAACAACAACAAAGCATAATTACGTTGCAGGGGATAAATTCTTAATAGATACTGAAAACAAAGCGATATCAATATCTCCAGCAACAAATTCATTTAT